ATCGTATAGAATTTAAAAATCAGATCAGAAAAATAATTCAATAATATTTGCTTCATATTATTTCTTACAAAAAAAAATTTTATAATGAATAATAAAATATGTCTGATGCTCCATGCTGGTCTGATGAAGTAGAAATACTATTGAAAGAATGGGCAGAAAAAGCATCTTGTTGGAGGTGGTTATATGGTAGAAGTGAGAAGAAATATAGATATAAATATTATTGTTTTAGTATTCCAGTCATTATATTATCAACATTAACTGGAACTGCTAATTTTGGTATGGATTCATATGTGCCAGAAGGTAATAAACAATTAGCGACAGCTATTGTTGGTGGTCTTAATTTATTCGCAGGTGTTTTATCTACATTACAGAACTTTTTAAAAGTCGCTGAAAATATGGAATCATCAAGATCTTGTTGTGTTGCTTGGTCTAAATTACAAAGAAGTATTCAAATTGAATTATCATTAGACCCCGACAGAAGACAGAACTGTCATGACTTCTTAAAAATATGTCGTGCTGAATATGATAGATTAACAGAATTATCTCCAGTTGTAGATGATGATATTATTGATTCATTTAAAAGTAAATTCAAAGAATATGAAGTTGCTAAACCATCTATCTGTAATGGATTAGATGAAGTGAAAATTTATAAAAAAAAAATTGGTGAATTAGAATATGTTGATGACCCAATACAACCTTAATAGATTGATAATTTCTGTGGAATACGATATTGTGTTTTTAGAATCATTCTCGCTTCTGTAAATTCTGCTTTGGTGACATTTTTACGAGTCCTTCCATGTAATTTACTGATTTCTCTTTGTAATTTTACATTTCGTTTTTGTGATCCTTCACAAGTGACGTATGTTCTCCCCGTTTTAGTCTTACGAGTATAACACGGTTCATCTTTCTTGGATTTAGCAACCATTATATAGATATAGACTTATTTTATTCTTATTCAGAATATAATTAAAATTATCCTCTTAATAAAATGTTAACACATTCAGTCAAAATATAAAATGATTGGTTGTTCTTCAGTTGCTCTTCTAATCGTTAATTTATAACTGATTACTTTTTTTGTTTTCTTTTTTTGGTCTATGTCCTTTTGAACTTGTGGTGAAATCAAGGGTTTGAATTGTAATCCTCCCATTTTTGGATCTTCATTGATAAGTCTACAACATCTTCTAGCAGATGGAATATCTCCGAATTGCTTAATGTAATCAAGATCATCTATTAATTCTTTTTGATCTTTATAATCTGTAATCGTCAAATCGAAATCTGATTTACAATATTGAATTATCTTTTTACATATTAACATGACGGCTTGCTTTTCTTTTATAGTGAGTATTTTCTTTGGATTCTTATTTTGAAGATAAGATATTAAGTCCTCTTTATTTTTAATTTTGTAGAAGTTATCTTGTATAGTTAAGTTCTTTGACATGCATTCCTTGAACTTATTTTGTATATCTAGTTTATTATCTTGATGTGAATGAACAATTGGTAAATTTAAATCATTGATTAAATCAATTAGATCTGTTTTAGAATGTGACTTGTCTATTATCATTATAGTTAAAGAAAACATATTATTTTAATTATTTTAATGTAATTGTCTTTCTCTGATCTTTTAACATTGGATTCAATCCATCTTTCTTTTTTTTCAAAAATAACATGTTCGGGTATAATTTTAAAAGTAAATTCATATCATCATATATTTTACTTTGTCTGTCTGGATCAGACTGAGCTCCACCTTTATTCTTTTTGAAATTAGTTTTACATGCGTAATGGTTAAACCGAACGGAACCACTGAACAATTGATAAGATCTTATACTTCTTTCAAAATCATCAATATTAGTTACATTTAATGAATTCATTTGTTTATCATTGATACAGCCAAAAAAGTTACCAATGATAAATTTATAATCATATGTTATCTCTTTAGAATTCTTCATAAAAAAAGCATTACCCTGAACTGGATAAAGTCCCCAAAGTTTAAGACCATGCTTTTGGCATTCATTAAAACCACACTCAACAATTGATTTCAAATTATTTACTGGAACTAATTTATTTGTTTGTTTATCAAGTTGTCTAATGATTTCAATATCATCGTCCATTGACAATATATGTTCTCCTTCATCATAGTAATTAAAGATAAATTCACGAACTTGTTTTAATCCCTTAACGGCTATAATTATATTAATACCTTCTGGCACAACGCTTTTATATTTTTGATATTCATCTTCATTCGCTACAAATAAATCAATTTCATTTGGTTCATAACCAGCATTCAGTAAAACTTTTAGCGACTTGTTACAAATGGTATCATGCCTTTCATAACTTGCGATGCAAATTTTCATTGTGAAATTATTTTATTTCTTTTAGATAATAATATGGAAGAATTAACAAAATGCTTGATGGAGTTTGATTATCCAAAAAATCATACAAGAAAGAATCTTTTAAAAGAAGGAGATAAATACTATTACGGATTTGTTCTTGGTAAAATAAGATCATGGGCTCACAAAGATTCTAGTTCACACGAGATTAGAGATAGTAGAAGAACTCATTACAAAAAATATGAAATGATTCGTGATTTAGCATTTGAGTTTGGTAAGGATTTAGATTTCACTACAATACAGTTTAATAAGAATCATCAATGTAAAAAACATATAGATGGTAACAATGTTGGTATATCAACTATAATTGGTCTTGGTGATTACGAAGGTGGTGAGTTGTTAGTTTATTATGATGGTGAAGACGCAGAACCAACTAAGGTAGATATTAAGAATAAGTTCTTTGAGTTTAATGGGTCAGAGTATTATCATGAGACAGCACCTTTCACTGGTGAACGTCACACTCTTGTTTATTATTCTCTTTGCTGAATGTCCAAGTAATGATGTTTCTATATCTATGAGATGTTCTAAGAGTTATTCTTTCTTGGTATTTAAAATAATAGACCTTGCCGTATCTTGATCTTGTGATTATATTTGGTTGGGCTGGATGAAGATTAAATGCAGCCATTACTTCTTCTGGTGGAAAGAAAGAAGGTTCACATGTAACTTTCATTTTATGAACTTCATTACATAGTCCGACATCAGCACCATCAATGCGACGAATATTGTAAGACATTGTTCTGTTTGTGTTGTTTAATGTGTAACCCATTCATAAAATCAAATTTTAATCTAAAATTGTGTGAAATAATGAGTCTTTTTATGCCATATAATCTAAAATTATGTATTATTTAACATAAATTAATTAATTTATGTTAAATAATACATAATTTTAGATTATACGCCTCATTTTTGGTCATTATTTGACATAATTTTAGATTATTAATACTCATTTAGCATGTTAATGAATTCATAACATCCATTCACTACACTTTTTCTCCTGAATAAATTAAATTCTTTAGATTGTTCTTTAAATCTTTCTTTATTATTATTACACCATTGATTGTAATTTTGTTTTATACGTCCTTTATTTTTTAATCTCCAATCATTGCTATCAAAGTTTAAATTATTAGAATTAACACAATCTATTTTATCAATCCAGTATTGTTCCGTTTCTCGTCTATCACATTCATTACAGGTTTCTAATGAATAGATTTTACAATTATCCAAATTTAGTTTTGATGAACTCATAGATTTATTTCTTTTTTTATCGTGTTTATGTTTACTTAATCTAATATTTAATGTATGTTTAGTAGAACCAACATATTTTAATGAATTACAATCCTCAATACAATAGATGGTTACCATGTCAATAATAATACTTGAATTATATTTAAATCAAATTTATAACGACTCGTTCATTTTCTCAAAATTATTTTATATTTAGATAATATAGAATGGCTAAGTTTCAAAAACAATATTCAATCGGTAAACTATCCGAACATGAATCTCATCCAGATTTAAATAAGATATTTAAGACAGAATTAATTCACGATCCAGAACAGTTCGCACACTTTGATTTCTTTAGTGAAGATCATAAAACATTTGTTGAATTGAAAACGCGACCAAATACAAAATTTAACGGAGAATATTTTATTCATACTAAAGATAATGGAACTGAGTGTTTACTTGATACATTATATTTTGATTGCCCAAAGAAGTGGGTAGCATATAAAAATAGAAATACTGATAAGAGATTTTTTATCGTCTGGAAATGCAGTGGTGAGTATTTCTATTGGGAGATTAATCATGATAAAAAAGATTATTATATAGAAGACCAATTCAGAGATTGTGGACAAGGCTATCCTCAGGAGCGCAATGTAGTGAATGTTAAAATTCACGCGTTAAAGAGAGTTATTTAAAATCTTATTTAAGATAAAGATAAATGCCACATCACAGAACCAATCGCAATAAATGTAAAGTATGGACAGATGAAACAGAATATCTCAATTGGTTCAATAAATTCTGGTCTGATGAAACAAAGAGGATAACAAAGAATGAACAATTAAAAAGACGTGGAAGGAAACCAAAAGGCTTTCATTCACTAAAAGTAGAACATAAAACGATAGTTTTAAATTTTGATTAATTTTATTTTCTTAAGTAAATGGAAAAGATTTTTGTGATTAATCTTGATACTGCGACAGATAGATGGTCGCATTATAAAGATGATAAAAGATATACTAGATGGTCGGCAACATGTATCGATGATCTTAATGTGAATGATCCAATATGGGATAAGATGATTTCATATTATAATATTTCACCATATGAGCATTCAGCAAAATGTGCTTGTTATTTAAGTCATACTAGATTGTGGAAATATATTGTTACAAACAAACTGAATAATGTACTCATTTTAGAAGATGACGCATTTTTAGTGAATGAGATACCAGATCCAAATGATCTGCCAAAAGATGGATTCAGTTATCTCGGAGGATTTACAAGTCATCTAAGAATGACTGATGGTCATAAAAAAGTTGAATTTAAAGAAGGTATTAATCAAATAGATCACAAAGAATATAGAATGTTAATGTGTTTAGCCATATTCATTCCAACTTGGGAAGTCGCTTACCAGATGATTAAATCATCGACACGTAACGGCAGATGTAGAGCAATTGATACGATGATAAGAGATACATTTAGAAATCAATATGTATACTATCCAGCATGCTTTGTAGAGAGACCAATACAATCACAAATAAGAGATAATAAAAAAAAATTCAGTAATTCACAATATGAATGGGTTAATGCGAAAAAGGTAATGGAAGAGATTAATTTATTCAAAATCAACAAGTCTTGATGCGATTTGTCGTGTTTCATAATGAATATGCATTCCACTTGGGTTCTGATCACACACTTCTAAGAAGCTTTTTATAGCATAAAATTGGTCTTTGAGTTTCTCATTTTCTTCTTTGAGTTCCTTGACTTTCGCTTTGTATAGAAAGAGTTCTTTTGGTTCTTTTAATTGTTCTTTGAGTTTCTTGTTTTCTTTTTCCAACACTCCAATAGTTTTTTCACACGTATTGTGAAGTTCCGCATTAAGTTCGTTTGCCCTTTTGAGTTTCTTGTTTTCTTCTTCGAGTTTATCATTTTCTTCTTGAAGTGATTTTAACCCATTGCACACCCTTTCAAATCCAATCTTGATATCATTCAGTTTCGCTTGCTGATCCAGAAACATCTGAATCAGATCCGCCTTCTTGATCTTGTTGAGAGCAGTTTTGTTGTAAAGAGTTGCCATTGTTCTGTTTTTTGTTCTGTTGATTGCCAATCAAACCCAAAATCAAATTTTTTCTCAAACTTGACGATTTGCGAGTATTTATTTCTCTTTTATGTAAACTTCATCCATAACCGACTTATCATGTCCCATTATGTGAGCCATCTTTGCTTGTTCTTCTTTTAATTCAGAGAATTTATCGCTCACTACTATTTTGCGCATCATAGTGCTTGAGATACTCTTATCAAGGTAATGCTTTGAGGTTTTAATGAGTAGCTGTGAAATACCATTACGACTAATTGGTTCTCCCTTAAAATTTGTAAATACAATATCACCGTTATTAGTCTTTGTTAATCTGAGATACATGCGAAGTATCTTTTCTAAATCCTTCGGAACATCTATCTTCTTTTCACCATACTTCTTACTCGTTTTGTACTCATTTAAGACGAGAAACATTTTACTCTTTTCTTTTACAAGATAGTTTGTATCTTCTTTTTGTTTATCAGATAAATTATTATATGCTGTCTTACCGATTAACTGCATACCAGACATGTCGTTGCGAGTTGGTAATCTTATCAAAAACGAAAATAATGTATATGCCGTGAGTAATTCTAAATCATTCTTTGATAGCTTTTCTTTCTTCTTAATCTTTTCCTTTTTGATTTCATTTTCCATAGTTGTAATCATCTTTTGAATTTCAGCGAGTTCAACAAAATTATTCTTCTGCTTTTCTGAAATTTTACCAGTAGATTGTTCTTCGGCATATTGTTCATTTAATTTATCACGAACTGTAACATACTCTTTAATTAAATCATTTAATTTTTCATCACTGTTAAGTGCCATGAGTAATACAATAATACTATTATAATAATTTCTTGATGTAGTAAAATGTTTATCACTTAATTTCTCCTTTACTGAATCAATATTCTTGAGAAAATCCCACCCTTCTGTATCAAAGAGTTTTTGTAATCTCTTCAATTGAATCTCATATTGCTTAACAGTATTTGCTTTGAGTTTTGGTCTCGCCTTTTGAATATCAGCAGATGGATCAGTAGATTTAATTGACATATTTATATAATATCTATTTAGATTTATTTTTAAATAGAAATAAATTAAAATTGTAACATATTTGTTAACAAATTAAAATTGAAAGTATTTGAGAAGAGAAGGTTAAACATGAAATAGTCTTGAAATAAAATGTTAACAGATTTGTTACATTTTCTATCACGCATTGTAAACTTCAAAGTATCCATCACTTAATCTTGCCACTCTAATGTATTCACAGAAACAACGGAGGAGATCAACAACTCTGCCACCAATTGGTGCTTCATTTGTAACATGGAGTTCAATGCCACGCTGACCAACACGACCGTTTGTAAGGCGAGTCGCAAGATTAAACATATGACCTTCCATACCTTGCTGATTACGACCATTGTAAGTATCAGTAGTGAGACCACCAGCAACTGTACCACAGTCACTGAATTGCTGACGAGTTATGAAAGGAACACCCTCTGCTTGCTGGAAAATAGAGAATAGTCTAGCAAGATTATCAACATCAGAAGTAAATTCGAATCTATCATTGTAACGAAGATTGTATTTAATAGTTCCAGCAACACCAGAAGCACTTTGAGTCGGTGCCATACTGTTATTCGGACCGAGTATAGTATCTTCATCTTGAGCATCAGCAGCAAATAGTGTAATAACACGCGGAACCATGCGATTCGCCATACCAAGATTGCGAACAAGACCAGACGCTAACTGTGCGGGTGAAGTAGTATGTTCAACAAGACGATAATCAACAAATGAGAAATTTAAGTCTTTACCACGTCCCATCGCATATCGATCCATTTCATCACTAGATCCATAGAAGATATAATCAGCACAGAATTTAAGTTCATCACGAACAATTTCACATACTTGATCAGCAGTCTGACCAGCAGCAATTTGAACACGCTTTTTGGTAGTTGGATGGAAAGTAATTTCAATATTAATTGGTTCTTTAATAAGATATAGCGGTAACTGATTCACCTTGAGGAAAGGGAATAAATCGCTTAAATCAATACTGTATGAAGGACATTCATCCGGTTTATCACCGTTCAATCTTGCCCATGAAGGATGATTTAATCTATCATTAGTAGCATCATATTCCATTCCATTGTCTAAACCGTGGTTGTCAGCGAATACTTTACTATCATTATTGTATACAAAACCAAAATTCATAGAACGACCGGTTAAATACATCTCACGCTCAAGATTATTTTCATTTGTAATTAGAGAAGACTTGACAGCATGAAGTGCCGCCCACGAATCAATTTCATTAAGAGTCTTGTTTCCAATCTTGAGAACAGCCTTCTTGACAATCTGTCCAATACCGACATGCGGTTGGAGGAAAGCATCTGTTGTACCGACGGGTTTTAATGTTACGAATATCTTACTGTGTGAATGTAAGAATCCTTTGTTCTGTAAAGTAAATCTGGCGAATCCATCTGTAGTAGCAGCACCCTGCGAGAAAACGACTGGCTCAAGTAGATCGGTTTCCAACTGTTGTGTGTAGTTTACTGGAATCTGATCAAGCATAAGAAAGTTCGGAATATCATCTCCATCACTGTCACTCATTTTAATTTATAATGAATGGATTATAAAAAAAATAAAAAAAATTTAATCAAATAAAATTGTATAGAAAATAAAATTCAGCGGTAATCACGATTAAAAAGTAATAAATAACAAAATTTATATGCCAATATTGTAATTTTATCTTTGGATCTCTTCATATAAATAATTTTTTTATTGTACCTTTTTTGATATGAATAAAGATTCTTTTTTTTATCAAAATATATTCCACGATGTCCATGCTTATTTTTTTGATTCTCTCTTTTCATTGAATTACATTTTTTACATAAGACATTTCTAAATTTACCCGTTTTATGACAATGATCCATACATCTAGTTGTTATTGATTGACCGTCAGTTGTTAATAATATTTTACAATCATCACAATGTTTTGTATTAATATATCTTTCATAAACTTTATCATAATCATCTTTTAATCCGTAATGTTTCCAATTACTTATACGAGAAGTTTTAATACCAATTTCCGATTTACGAAAATTTTTCATGTATTCTGTGCGGTTCATTCTCTACAATTAAAATAAGTAATTAGTTTTTAAATCTAATTTACTGTCGGGAGTTGATCACTGCCTGAGCTGGACCCCTTGCGGCGAATATAATAGTTGCGACTTAGACTTAATGAAGATATATACGCCCATGGGATTGTCGCTTCTTAAATCAGATTCAACTGATAAACCCCACTGCTCAGAACTGAAGTCATCCCCAGATTCACCAATACCATACTTGACAGCGAGTCCATAGACACCACCACCTTCAGCGATATTCAAGTAAGAATCCTCCGCAGTAGCACCAGTAGTCATATTGTAATTTCTGTTCATGTTAACTGGAGATACAGATAGACGTTCCATAGAATACTGCGAATCTGGTGAAATTGCTTCAACAAGAGTCTTAACTATCTGTGGATCAACAACCTTTGAAGTTGTATTCTCCGGATCAACAATATTTGTTACATAGTCAAACTCAGCGGGATACTTTGAACCACCCTTGAGATACTGAACTCGGCGGATTGGAGCGAGTGCCGTAAGAGAGCTTCCATCACCACTGGGGAAAGTAGTTGCTTGTCCATCTTGAGTAAGAGTATTAATATTAGAAACGGGCATGAATGTAACAAAAGCAGATATAACATTCTGTAGAGCAAGTGAATACTGAATCTGAGCATTCGTAGAATTAATACTCGTGTATAGCGAAGTAATAGTATTGTATTCATATGCTCCTTCAGCACCACCGGGAGTTCCAGCGGGGATATCACTTACTTCACAAGTTAACTTAAGGTTTGATAATTCATAATGAGCATCACCAATACCAGCAGTAGATCCATTTGTGTTGAAAAGAACATTAGAATCTGGTTGAAGTAAAAATTCTAACTGAATACCACCAAAAGCATCTGGACGTAAATCAACCATCTGTCCAGACTGTAAGAATCCACACGGAACGTGGAAACTAAACTGATTTGTCTGAGTAGTACCAGCATCAGGACATTCCATCACAGCCTTGCGGAAAGTAGTAGCATTCGGGTAAATCAAGCATGCCTGCTGGAGGTGACCAATCTGATCTTGAAGCGACGATGTGCAAGCAAGGTAAGAATTCATAAACTTCGAGTAATGACGAATATTCTCACATACCATCTTGGAACGATTCGCACGAATAGTTAGAGATTCAATTAAATTGTAAATACCAAGACGATTATTCATTGTAACATTATCACCATCAGTTAGACGAGTTGGATTCGTAAGATTATCTTTGAAAGCAGCAAAATCACCAACAATTCTTAGAGTGCTTGGATCAAGCATTCCATCTTGTGCCGATACAGTGAATGATAGCACAGGGAAACCGTTCTTGAAAGATATCTTTCCATCTGCGGGAATATTATCTGGGCGAATCTCAATGTAACGACTTGTACTCATTTTATAATTTAATAATTATAAAAATATCAAAAATTAAATTAATAAAAAATTTTAGTGAAATACATTTATGTCAATACATAAAAGATTATTATTATTTCTTTTATCTCCACCCCAACTGTCTTTGTATTCTTTATTTTTCTTTTTCCATATTTTCATATAGATTTTGTTTTCTTCAATATTATCCCAATATTTCTTGCGAACTGGATTTTTTACATTAACACAATCATATTTATCAATATAATATTGTTCTCTAATTTTTCTATCTTTATCTTCACACTCTTCTAAAATTTCAACTTCATAATTACCAGATTCAATAATAATTTTTGATGAGCATGGAGATTGATGAGTTGGACATTTATGAACAGCCATTCTTTGTTTTAAATTTACAGTTGAACCGATATAGTTATGAGTTTCATTAAAAATACGATAAATTAACATTCTATAAAATTAATACATAATTAGTTTTTAAGTGTTGAAGTTCATTGAATAACCTCCACCGATCCATCGCTAATCACTAACCGACGAATATGGAATACATACGAGTTGAATAACTTCGGTTTAGTCGGAGCAGTTGCCGTCTGGTAACGAAGGATAACTGCTAAATCTTTACCCCTTAAGTCAAGAACCCCGTTCTGTCCGCCCGCCGAGAAACTTCTACCAAAGACAAAGTTATTCATGAATTCACTGAAAGACTTGGGTTTTATACCAGAGTTATCAAGAGTCTTCTCTAATTCATATAAGTGGAATGCGTCTAATGATTCTTTTGTAGCAATCTTACGAGTAGAAATCTCTCTAGATGGAACACGCTTGCCATTAATGAGATATTGAATGCTAGAGAGTTCATCGCAAATACCAGTGTATGCCGAACGAGTAGATGCTAAGCATGTATCATGCTGTGTCTTAGTTGCGGCACTGGCATTTTCATAATTAGTGCCTTGGATAACATATGTTCCAGAACCAGAGATTAACTGAGACGAAGTGTAAACACTAGAATCTTGCGGAACAACTAAAAGTGCCTTTGCTCTGCTGTTCTGTGCGAAAATCTGGAATGTAGTCTGTCTATCAGTTGCAAGAATACTGTGTTTATAATTAGTTGCCGACATGATATCAAACTCAATTGCTCTGCCTTCACGAACCTTTGAAATCATACCAGATTCATATTGTGGATCTAACATAACTTGAGAAACAATTAAATTTACATTAGATATTGTATAACTAGCAGCATACGAAGCGGCATCGGCAACAGCAGTTGAATACATGACAAAATCTCCACTTGATATATCGCTCCCATTATTAGTAATTGAAGAAGCAAGAACAACTTCTATTAAACCTTCTCCACCATTAGCAGCCGCTGATAAATTAATTTCACTAATAGTTGCCGTCGCATCAAATGAACTAGCACTCCCGTTGTTATTATAATGGCAGAAATTAATAGTTTCACCAACAACAAATGGGAAACGAGCAACTCTATCAGCACCAGATAAATTATTCAATGAATCAACATAGAAAGTATCAGAACCGCTACCATTGACCCAGTCATCTGGTGCATCAGATCCATTTAATGAATGGAAAAATGGATTGAGTGGAGTTCTTACATCCCGAAGAACCGAATCTAACTGCTTAACAACATATTCTGCTTCATTCAAATCAATTTCAATGTAAAGACCCTTTGTCATCATAACCGGGAAAATAGAAACTGAATCAGCAAAGATACCAGTGTGAAGAGGTAATGTAATCTTCGCATTTAAGAAATCAGTATCAGAGAAAGCAGTTGCTTGATTACCCGAAGTCTTCTTAAAGAATGGATTAGTGATTGTGTTTGCCATAGCAGTCTTGCTAGTGCCTTGGTCACCACGATTATCGGGTTGGTGAACGGCACAACCTTCAGTCAAAGCACGCATGTTTTCAGTTGTTTTATCTTTATCATAATCATATTTGACAGATACATACGTTGCGTAATCAGCAATCTCTTCTAATAGTTGACCACGAGATCCATCATAGATACGAATATTCTTAATCAGTGTGGAAGTGCATTTATCCAACTGAAGGCGAGTTGGAGTTCCACCAGAAGGTAGAGATAGCTTTACATTAAACTGGAGGTAAGTTTCACGACCATCCATGAATTTAGTGGATGGATCTACGAATATCTGAACCTTCTGACCGGGAGAATAAGAAAGTCCATTCTCCGAAGGTATCGATATCTTCTTCTCGCCAACTCGTGCGGAATCATCGGCAGACCAATAAGCACTCATTTAATTTATAATACTCAAATTATAAAAATTATAAAAAAAATAAAATTAAAAAAGTTATTGTTATCACTGAACTCTTCCAGTCGCAACAGTTTCTTGGACGGGAGCGGCAATTGTCTGTTCTGTTTCTTGCTGTTGCTGAGTTTTTAAATCATCTGCTTGTTTATCTTCATCTAATTTTTCACCAACTGTATCTGTGATACCAGATGCTAAATCAAGAACACCACCAACTAATTTTGCGGGTGGAAAGAATGTTCCCACTAAATCTCCAATACTTCCACCAATCTGTAAAAGATTACTTGCTTTCTCCCAATTATTATTACCCTGAATGCCACCCGCTTTAATATCTTCATATAAATCCATGCCACCAAGTGCCGCTGAACCAAGAACACCAACTTTACTGGCGGCTTTACCAAAAGCAGTTTCAGCAACTTCTTCTCCCGCTTTTGTCATGCCTTTCGAAACAGCACCAGTAGCCCCTTCAGAAGATGAAGCAACTTCAGATACAGTTTCAGCATTGGGTGCTAATTCAGATACTGCTTCACCACCCGCTTCAGTTGTAGATGCTGCTGGTGCGGGTTCAGTATCTGGAGCAGGTGCTTGACGAGTTCTACGAACTGAACCTTCTGCTGGATTCGTTGCGTTTCTAGATGCTTTCCATTTATTGTATTCAGCAACTTTACCCGGTATATCTTTTGCTGTCCACAGATTAGTTGCTTGAGTTTTAATCTGATTAATTGTATCTGCTGTTTTTTGTTGTTCTCTTAAACCTTGGATACTATTCATTACATCATCATTGTGTTGTTTTACACGATCATTGAAATCTCGAACTGCTTGCATGCGAGCATTACCCATGGCAATGGCATTGCCGTTTGTACCATATAAATCAGCCATTTTATAAAATGGATAATATTAAAATTTTAAAAATTAAATAAATAAATTTATATCAATCGCTAAAAGATTGTTATTAGTTCTATAATCTCCACCCCAAGACTTTTTATAATTTCTTAATTCTTTGCGTCTTGTATTTTCATAATTTTTAAATGAAAAGTGAAACTTATTTTTATTAACACAATCAATTTTATTTATCCAATATTTTTCACGATCATGAGAAACTTTATCTTCACATTTTTCTAATTCATATATTTTACAATCGTCTAAATTTAAATCTTTTGAAGATAAAAATGGATTTCTTTTTCTGTCATATCTATGTTCAGTTAATCTTGTATTTAATTCTCTTGTAGTGCTCCCAACATATTTTACGTTGTTAATATCTTCAATACAATAGATGGTTACCATGTCAATAATATTAATTGAATTATATTTAAATCAAATTTTATCAATCAATTTCAAGTTCTTCCGCTTCTTCTGAATCACGAGTTGGATATATTTTTCTTTCATGTCTCACATACGCTTCAGCAGGATTTTCACTGAGTTTCAAATATAAAAATGAATAACGATCTTTGTGCGCTTCATTATATAATTCAATAAATTTATCATGACCACCAACTAAATCAGCATACTCTTCTGCTATCTTTTCCAACTCTTTTTGGTTCTGCTGTTTGCAAATTATGACGTCGGTGGCGTTGTTGCGAATCATACCAGAAACAGCACGGAAACTCTGAACAGCGATTATATAAAAATCAATATAGTGTCTGAATCTTGTACTGAAGAATGAGACTTGATTTGTTTTCTTAAAATCTTTTGTTAATACATCATCCATCACAAGAGCATAAGTTGGTCTATCCTCTTTGTTTTCATATTCACCTTGAGACTTTTTAATATTCTCAATAATACTATCTTCATAATGATCCATACAATCGAAATGTTTTGATAAAATTTTACCTTTATTATCTGTATGTAATGTAGTTGAGACGAACTTCACAATATCGAATTTATCTTTATAAAAATCGGGATTACAGAAGTAATTGACGAGTAGATTACTCTTTCCGCTACGAACTGAACCGATAATTAAACAGAGTGAAGGCATGCTCGGTAAATTTGGATGAATATCATCAAACTTAGCAGAGGGTATTTCATCCTTCACTTTAAGAACTTTTGGAACAGTCTTTTTCTTCTGCTCCGACTTGGGTTGCTTCTTTGGCTGCTTTGACATGGGCATTATATATATTGTATATTTTTTTTTAATTAAAATAATTTAAACCAAAGGTAGCTGAGCTAAAACTTGGTCTCGCATATAAATTCTTCTTTCTAAAGACATTCCAGTGAAATGTGCCGAGAAATGTCCAATTCTCCATTTCTTTTCTGCTGGTAAATCATGATCTCTATAAAAAGATTGAATTACATTGTGTGGAATAACTTTCAGAGGAACTATTTCACTTGTATTCATCAATGTTACCATTCTAGCATGTGTTACCATGATATCTTGTTCCCATAATCCCGAAAATTTCTTTTCAGGGTATTTTTCACAGAGTTCCCATATGTCTTCTAGATAATCATATGTATCTTGATTATTTTTACAGACCATAATACCAGTGTTAATTGGAGACCAAACAACATCTTCACTCACTAAAACATTTTGTTTACAATTTACAAATTTATATGGTCTTAATAAATCTTCAAATTTAATATCTTCTCTTGTAATTAAAATATCATCATCAATCCAAACTATCCAATCATAATCTGGATTAGCTTTTATCTCTCTTTGTAAGAGTCTTATTTTTGACCATGCTGGTGCTCTTGATTCATCTAAACTTTTATTTTCTAAAACACATTTATAATTATGTCTATCACAATATTGCTGTAATTTATCAAACATTGGTTTTGATAAAACCGGTCTATCAGATAAACTGCAAAATAAAAGTTTCATCTATTTATATATTAATTATTTTAATTTTAAAGTTTTTAACTCGCAATTTAATAATTTCTTTAATTTAAATGTTTCTAAAATCTTAATATTTTGATGAAGATATAAATATGAACCCATGTTTGAGCCGAAGGTATTATTCTTATGAAGTGCGTCTTCAGTAAAACCGTAACCCTGAGGTGAAATTAATTTTCTACCATCTTTAATTGCGAATTTATTTTCATAGCAATTTGAGATAATAAAATCATCTCCAAGAAAACTAGCACATAAATATTTCTCTACTATATTATCACTTTTAAAACTATCGATACACTTAAAATAATTCGCATAATAAGGTATGAAATCATCAAATTGATTATAATCAAAACAAATACCAGCATAACCTTCAACCATTTCAGTTTTACCTTCAACTATTTTATAGTTTCTATTTTGATCGTAATCAAAACCAGAACCAGTTGTAATATTATCTTTTGTTTTTTCATCCATTAATTCATAAAATAAATCTTTATTGTAAACTGTATCATCATCTATAATGATTAATTTATCATTATATAATTGTTTCTTTCTTATGAAATCAAAACCACCAATGTATTTACATGCTGGTCCGTAATCATTGACGAAATTAAAAACGATTCTTTTATCTTTTTTACATAATTGTAATAACTCTTTCGGAACTTTAAATTTACCGAATCGCTTATATTCTTGACAAAGATTGATTACAAAGTATTTATATCTTATTTTCATTAAAGGAATAATTTTACATAAGTATTGTATTCTTGATGGAATAGTTGAACAAGAAAGAATAAAACACATTTCTATATTATTAGATTTTTATTTTAAGCTATTTACGCGAATTACTTATTCCACCAACTAGATATATTGCTATCATGAAAATATGGATTTTTTGATGAATTATTTATTTTTTTCTTTTCATTGAATACTGTAAGTAAATCATGAATATCTTCTTTTGGAATATGTTGCTTTAACATGTGGTGACCAGTCGTTTGAAAGACCAATCTACCTTTCCAAGTATCATAGATACTTTTATTTTGTTTTTCATATGTTCTTCTTTCAACACTTTTCATTATCTTAAGAAATAATGGATTGCGATATGTTGATCCCATCACAGCGTTGTAAGGTAATTTATTTTTATCAATATGCCATGTCGTAAAGACTTGTTGCAAACTCTCTAAAGGTTTCATATCTTGTAATGGATAAACATCACAATCTAAATACCATCCTCCATGAATGAAAAGTATAAGATATCTTATGAAATCACACCTCTGAATATCATGTCTAAACTCTGTCCAAAGAACAATATATTGTGGAAAATATTCAACGATTAATTCTTCACAATCTTTAAGTGACCAGAGTTTATATTCATAGCCGTAATGATTTGCGAACTGCTGAGTCTTTGTAGTATACTCTTTAAATTTTGGAATATCATTTAATTCTTTACCTTCTGCTCCGCTAGCAGTAAAAGACCAGAACACTTGATGTATTTTTCTTGGTATCATTTATAAATACATTCATTAAAAAAAAGTTAATTTAAATTTGCTAAATAAACAGATTGAATACTTTCCATGTTGATTGGATAATCCAATTGAAAAAGTTTTTGATTGCCCGTTGTAATGAATGACCAATGCCTTCCATTTTTATTGAATCTATGTTGTAGATATTCAAATCTTGTTTTACCATAGATTTTATCTTCATAGAATATGTATCTTTTATCTTCAAATATAATTTCTTCACTCATTGATACAGAAGAATGATTTATCTTTAAATACTTCAGTAACATCTATCCCATTTATTTAATAATCTCCCATTGGCATCTCTCGCACCATACCCTTGAATTTTCTTTTGTAAATCCTTCTTTTGTTGGTCTATCATTTGCTGTTTACGCTTCTCTTCTTTACGTGCTTTGCGAAGTGCTTCATATTTCATAATCGCATCTAATTGTGCATTTTCCAAATCCTCCTTTGTGAATACAGAACCTTGCTGAACAATAGTTGGTTTAGAAGGTTTATCATGTATGACTTCATCTTCAAGTTGTTCTAAATCTTTCTGTGCTTTTTTCTTTTGTAACTCTTTTGTCTTATTTTCTATTTCTTTCATTTTCTTTTTTTCTTCGGCTTTAGCACGTCTTGTTACTAATGCTTTTTCACGTGCTAATGCGAGTTTCGCTTTATGTTCTTCAGATAATTGTCTTTTCTTTTTTTGTTCAGTCTTGGTTTCAGTCTTGGGTTTTGCTGCCTTTAGCGTTGGTTTTGGTGTATCTGGTATCTTTTCTTCTTCAATGACTATATGTTCTTGTTCTTTTATTTTAAGATCAAAAATATCATTCTCTACTATCTTATCACGCTCTATGACTTCTGGCATTTCACATGGTAGATTATCAATTTCATCGTCTATTATTGCCGAGCTTGCGCCTTGTGGTTCTTCATCAGAAATTTCTTCTGGAGCGAAGTTTAATTGGACGCGTGGAGCAACTTTTTTACTCATTTATAATAGAAATCAATAAAAAAATTTCTAAAATTTAATTTAATTTTGTTTAAATATGTCTTATAATGAATTATAAATAATCTATCTTAGATTTACAAATTTGATTTAAATATAATAATTGTATTAGTATTGTTAAATATGGAAATTCAAGGATATGAAAACTATCTCATTTATCCAGACGGAAGAGTATTCAGTAAAAATAAAAATATATTTAAGTCACTGGGTATAACTCGTGGATATCATCATGTTGTATTATATAACGATGAAGGACTAAAAGGATTTTATATTCACAGATTAGTAGCGATTCATTATATTCTAAATCCAGATAATTTACCAACAGTAGATCATATTGATAGAAATAAATTAAATAATGATGTTTCTAATTTGAGATGGGCAGATTATATTACACAAAATAATAATAGAACATCAGAGTTAAAAAAAAGAGTAACTAATAAAAGCGGTCATAAATATATTAGTCTTAGAAAACAAAAAAATAGAGAAGATAGATGGTTGCTAAATATTAAAAAACATGATATTCAAAAAATATACAATGATAAAATTAATTGTATTGCTTATAAATTTCTAATGATTTTAAAACATAAGATGTGATTTACATAGCGGGTTTGGTGCGGAAATAGAGACAGACTATACTCTGCCCTGTTAGCGTTGTCGCATACTGTTCGTTCGCGTAGCAGAATGAAATATCAAACTCATTCACATTTAACTCAGCAGGATTATCTAAATCAAGAAATATTAAATTCTTCGGTTCATATGTTTGGCGACCAGAGGTTGTTTCTAAATCAGTCAAATGAGCAAGTATTTTAGACTTGTTACCAATACGAGCATTTGTACAGTTTTGTCCGAAGTTGTTTAATCTTACA